ATAAAAAAATGGGCCGATATGTATTACCCGCGTTTAGTCTGCTACGACAAATACACTACTGCCAGTATTGCCCAAAGGCTACAAAATGCAGGGGTACAAACCCGGGATATATCGGGGCAGACCTTTTACACCGCCTGTAGCGATATGTACGATGCTTTAGTAAATGACCGCTTGCGCCATAGTGGGCAAGATGCGTTAATTCAACAAATGGCTAACTGCGCAGCTAAACAGACCCCAGATGCTTGGCGTATTGTAAGGCGTAAATCTGCCGGGCCTGTAGATATACCTATTGGGCTTGCTATGGTTATACATATATTGGCGCAACCTGTAGCAGAGGCAAAGGTATACGCCTAGACACGCCCAAACCCAAACTGTAAACCTATACTTGACTTTTAGGCAATAATGCCCCTATGGGATTACTGCAAACTATAGGCCTGCGTAAAAAAGACGTAGAGGCGCAATTATCGCCGCCTATTATGCAACAAACTTACGGCGCAGGTGTTTATACGTTTGGCGGTTTATACAATACAAACGGCATACCGTTTATAGATAGAAACTTAGCTTTGCAAGTACCGGCGGTTAGTAGATGCCGTAACTTAATCTGTGGCGTTATTGCAAGTATAGATTTAGAGCTAATACAAAAAAGTACAGGCCGTAAATTACAAACACCTGTTTGGCTAGATCAACCGGACATAAGACAGCCACGCAGCGTTACCATAAGTTACACCGTGGACAGTTTATTAATGTACGGGGTGGCGTATTGGCGTGTAACGTCTTTGTATGAGGAGGACGGCAGGCCTAGCGGTTTTGAGTGGGTAGCTAATACGCGCGTTACAGTAACTACAGATCAATACGGCGATGAAGTTGATTACTACTCTGTGAACGGGCAGCGCGTACCAGATAGCGGCGTAGGGTCTTTAGTAACTTTTCAAAGTTTATTACCCGGCGTATTAGAAACCGGCGGGCGCACAATACAAGCCGCGTTAGATATACAAAAAGCGGCAAGCGTTGCAGCTGCTACACCTATGGCAACAGGATTCATTAAGAATAGTGGGGCAGATTTACCAGAGGCACAAATACAAGGGCTGTTAGCTAGCTGGAAAGCCGCCCGTAACTCACGCAGTACCGCTTATTTAACTAGCACGTTAGATTATCAAACTGTGGGTTATTCACCTAAAGAAATGATGTATAACGAGGCATCACAGTATTTAGCTACAGAAATAGCCAGGTTAATGAACGTGCCGGCATATTACATAAGCGCGGATATGAATAACTCAATGACTTACCAAAATATCATAGACGGGCGCAAAGAGTTTGTAGCTTATTCATTACAGCCGTTTATTAGCGCTATTGAAAACAGGCTAAGTATGGACGATGTAACAAGGCGCGGTAATCAGGTGCGTTTTGCGTTAGATGAAACGTTTTTGCGCGCTGATACTTTAGCGCGTTTGGAAGCTATAGAAAAAATGCTTAATTTAGGTTTGATAGATCTAGAGCAAGCGCAAAGTATGGAGGAGTTAAGCCCAACCGGACTAACAGAAAGGCCCACAAATGTTATTAACGTTTAGCGGCAATATAGAGGCAGTAGATAACGGCGATAGGCGCACAATTAGCGGCAAAATTGCGCCGTATGGAGAAGTAGGTAACACAAGCGCCGGGCGCGTAGTGTTTGCAGAAAACTCTATAATCGTGCCAGAGCCAAGCAAAGTAAAACTTTTAATGCAACACGATAACAGCAAACCCGTAGGCCGTATGCAAAGCGTTACCAGTAATAAGACCGGGCTATATGCCAGTTTTAAGGTAAGCGCTAGCACACGCGGTAGCGATGCAATTTTGTTAGCACAAGAACAGCTAATGGACGGGCTAAGTGTAGGTGTAGAGGTAGAGGACTCACGCCAAGAAAAAGATTATCTGCTAGTTACGGCTGCTACCTTAAAAGAGGTATCTCTAGTAGAGAGCGCTGCATTTCCAAGCGCTGCCGTGTTGAAAATTGCTGCACAAGAAAACGCAGTAGATCCAAACCAACCCAAAGAAACTAAAGGAGAAACCGTGGACAAAGCCCCGGACGAAATGGCAGCGGAAGGCACTTACTTGCCGGACGGTGCAACAGTAACGCTAAAGAGCGTTAGCTATAAAGATGATGAGGCCGCGGGCGCTACCGAACCGGTAGAAGCCGCGCGCAGAATTATTAAGCCAAGTGCATTAAACTCACAAAGAGTACGCACACCTATTACAAGTATGGGCGCATATACAGAGCATAAAATTAAAGCTGCTCTAGGTAATGAGGAGTCAAAATTATATGTAACAGCTGCCGATGATAGCTGGACTACAAACCCTGCATTTAACCCAACCCAGTATCTATCAGAGTTTGTTACTAATACACGCTTTCCACGCAGCGCGGTAGATGCCTGCTCTAAAGGCGTATTGCCACCTAAGGGCAACACAATTAACGTGCCTGCACTTGTAGACTCAGAGGGCGGCCTTTCAGGTGTAGCACCTGTAGTAACCGTTGAAGCTGAGGCCGGGGCTGTAGCCAATACAGGTATGGTAACCCAGTACTTAACCGGTACTGTAAATAAGTACTCAGGTATGAATACGCTCTCTGTTGAGTTGCTAGAGCGCACAGATAATCCACAATTCTTTGCAGAATTGACTAATCAGCTTCAAATTGCGTATATGAACGCAACAGATCAAGCGGTAATTACTGCAATTAACGCAACAGGCTTTACTAGCACAGGCGTAGCAGCTACAGCGGCAGGTTTGATTTCTTACACCGCTGAAAGTACCGCTAACGTCTACAAAAACAGCGGATATTTTGCCCAAAACTTTGTAGGCAGCACCGGTATCTATAACCTGCTATTAGGTGCAACAGATAGCACAGGCCGCCCAATTTTCAACGCTTATCAGCCAAACGCGGCAGCACTTGCTAACGCCGGCGGTATGGTAAGTAATAACTCTGTACGCGGTAACGTATTAGGTTTAGATCTTTATGTAGATAGATTTATGACCGCTGGAGTAGCTGATAACTCAGCATTTATTCTAGCTCCAGAGGCGTTTACTGTTTATGAAAGCCCACAGGCTTATATGAGCGTAAACGTAGTATCAAACCTACAGGTACAAGTAGCTATTTACGGCTTTATGGCAACTATTGCCAAGATCCCATACGGTATCTGCCGCCTAAATATCAGCTAATAAATAACTAATAGTCTGGCAGGGCCTTAGCCCTTTGGCTCTGCCAGACCTACAAAGAAAGGTACAAATATGCCGGCTACATACGTTACAGCTGCTACATTAAAAGCATCTTTAGGCGTTGGCACTTTGTACGATAGCTACACTTGGATAGAGGACACCTGCCAAGCTGCCCAAGATCTAATTAACGGGTTTTTATGGTTTGACTCTGCCCCGGTAGTGGGAACTGCATTAGTGAACAATGTAGCTACCGTGATGATAGCCAACCCCGGCCTGTTCACTACTGGTCAATCCGTTACTGTAGCCGGGGCTGGCGCTACTTTTAACGGCACTTATACAATTACTGGCACAGTACCATTTAGCACAGGTACAACTAATTTATTGCCAGCGTTTAATTTACAGCTTAACTATTATCAATACCCACAGGGTTACAGCTTTATACAATATGCAAAAACAGCAGCTGACCAAAACTTTAGGCGCGTAGTACCTAGCGGCACTATGACCGGTGATGATACAAAGACGGCTACCTACGCTAATACACCTGCTATAAACGCAGCTGCACTTATGCTAGCTGAAAATATCTGGACTAGCCGTTTCAGCACACAAGCCGGCGGCGTAAGCGTAGACGGTTACAGCCCTAGCCCCTTTAAGATGAGTAATACTTTAATGGCATCTATACGCGGCTTACTAGCCCCGTATCTTTCACCTAACGCTATGGTGGGATAATGCCTACAGCCGCCATAACTACACTACGCAGTACTATAGCCGCTGCCTTAGCTAATAATGCTGTTTGGAGTACCTTTAGCTACCCGCCAAGTACCATAGTAGCTAACAGCGTAGTAGTAGCCCCGGCAGATCCTTATTTAACGCCTAGCAATAATTCACAAGCTGGCATATCGCCACTAGCTAATTTTAAGATAATTATGACCGTGCCGATGTTTTCTAATGAAGGCAACCTACAAGGCATAGAGGACACAATAGTAGCCGTGTTTAATAAGTTGGCTGCTAGCTCTATCGTGTTTAACGTTACCGCTGTAACTGCACCTAGCGTTTTATCGTTACCTAGCGGCGACTTGCTTACAAGTGATTTACAAATATCCGTACTAACGAGCTGGAGCTAAAATGGCACTTACAGATGAGGATAAAGCGTTTCTAATCAAGATAGGGCAAGAATTGCCTAAAGAGGTTAAAGAAACAAAGAAAAAAGAAACACCCGTAGAAAAACCGACACAAGAAACAGAGGTATAACAAATGGCAATTTTCCTATCTAATGGCGTAGTAGTTACGCTCAATAGCGTGGACTTATCAGATCACGTTACAAGCGCAACTATTAACCGTAGCTTTGATGAGCTTGAAGTAACAGCTATGGGCGATACCGCGCACAAGTTTGTAAAAGGCTTGGAAGCTAGCACTATAACAATTGATTTTCTAAACGATACTGCTACAAGTGAAGTATTACAAACCCTACAAGCCGCGTGGGGTACTACTGTACCGCTAACACTTAAGCAAACTAGCGCCGCGGTATCGGCAGCTAACCCAGAATATCAAACCACAGTATTAGTTAATAACACTACAGATATTAACGGCGCTGTTGGAGATATTTCTACACAAAGCATTACATTTACTTGTAACTCAGCTATCGTAGTAGACGTAACACCTTAACCACTAGACAAAGGGGCAAACAATGGCAAAACTTAAAATAACAAGGGCAGACGGTAGCGTAACTGAGCATAAAATTACGCCCCGTATTGAGTATGCCTTTGAACTGTATGCTAAAAAAGGTTTTCATAAAGCCTTTAGAGATGATGAAAAGCAAAGTGATGTTTACTGGCTTGCTTGGGAGTGTTTACGCACTAGCGGGGAAGTAGTAAAAAGTTTTGGGGCAGAGTTTCTAGAAACCTTAGCTAAAGTTGAGGTTTTAGATGATGACCCCCTGGAATAGTTGGGCGCGGTAGTTTTGGCTATCTAATTGCACAAGTTGCAGTAGAAACCGGAATACCGCCCCAATACTTGCTAGATCTAGATGATGTGATGTTTAAAAATATATTAAAGGTTTTAACAGATAAAGCTAAGGCGGTGCAAGATGCCAACAGAGTTAAAAGGCGCTATTGAAGCGCGCAAGGCATTACGCAAGTTTACGCCGGACTTATCTAAAGAATTGCAAAAAGAAATGGCAGCGCTATTAAAGCCTATAGTTACAGTTGCCCGCGGTTTTATACCTGCTACAGTTTTAAGCGGGTGGAGCAAGGCAGAGGCTAGCGATACTGCAAAATATAGACAGTTTCCTAGATTTGATGCAGCTGCCGCTAGGAGAGGCATAGGTTATAGGACAGCGCCTAGTAAAGTTAATAGAAACGGTTTTAGAGCTTTAGCCCGTATAGCTAACGTTAGCGCTGCAGGTACTATTTATGAAACTGCCGGGCGCTTAAATCCAGACGGTAAAAAACAAGGCCCTGTAGTAGACCGTTATTTAAATGGCGTTTATGATAAAACTACACATACGGGTAGGCAGTATTCACAAAGCCTAAACCCTAACGCGGGTAAACAATTTATAGATGCCCTAGATGCCACAGGTAAAATAGTAGATGCCAATAACCAAACAGGCGCGGGGCGTAGGTCTAGAAAGATGAGAGGCCGGGCTATCTATAGAGCGTGGGCTGAGGACGGCGGCAAGACTAATGCAGCTGTAATTAAAGCTATAGAAAAGACCAAAATTATATTTAACAATAATTTTAAGGCGGCGGCATAATGGCTGTAGATCCACAAGTAGTAGTAAATATAGCTAGCGAGTTTACGGGCAAAAAAGCGTTTAAGGAAGCAGAAACGGCAACCAGTAAACTAAGTAAAAGTACAAAAAGTTTAGGTAAAACGTTAGTAAAAGCATTTAGCGTTACAGCTGTTTTAGCGTTTGGTAGGTCAGTAGCACGGGCTTTTAATGAGGCACAAAAAGAGGCTAAGTTATTAGAAAATACCCTTAATGCAGTTAATCTAGGTTTTGCCGCGCCCTTTATTAACCAGTACATAGATAAATTAGCTTTAGCTACAGGCAAGGCCGGCGGCGATTTAACTAATGCTTTTATAGCATTATCACAGGCTACCGGCGATGCAACTACAGCGCAAAAACTATTACAGACGGCTTTAGATGTAAGCGCTGGAACAGGCAAAGATTTACAAAGCGTAAGCGTAGCTTTAGGCCGGGCGTTTAAGGGTGAAACTACAGCTTTAACTAGATTAAGAATTGGCTATAGCACAGCTGAATTACAAGCTATGGACTTTAACGAATTGCTACAAGATTTACAGAATAAGTTTAGAGGTGCAGGCGCTAACGCTGCCGATACTTACGCAGGCAAACTAACAAGAATAGGCCAAGCGGCAGATTTAGCTAAAGAAAAAATAGGTGAAGGTTTTATAGATAGCCTAGAGGAAAGCGGCGTAAGCGTTGAAGAGTTCCAAACAATGATTATAGATTTAGGCACACAGATAGGCAAAGCTTTAGGCAAGGC